GCAAGACGCTCCGCAAAGGGTTCATCGGTGGGTACCGATACGAACGCCTCAAGGTGGCAGGGGAGAGATACCGGGATCGCCCGGTCAAAGACAAGTTCTCGCACCCGCATGACGCTTTGCAGTACCTATGCCTCGCGGCAAGGGAAGGAGGCAAGAACGTCCGTAAACGAGAAGTAAGACGAGTGTCCGCCGCAGGGTGGACGTAAGGAATATCCATGACTCAGGTGTATCAGGCAATGCCGCCCGTCGAGGCCGACGTGAGCGCCGCGCCCGAAGAGGGCATGGACAACTCCGACCTCATCGCGCAAGGCATTACCGGTCACGTCACCAACTGCTGGAACAAAGCGAAGTTCGCCAAGCAACAGATCACAGAACGACTGTTGAAGTGCGAGCGTCAACGACGTGGTGAGTACGAGCCTGAGAAGGCCAACGAGATTCAAATGACCGGTGGGTCGGACATCTACATGATGATTACCGACGTGAAGTGCAACGCCGCCAAGTCTTGGATTCAAGACGTGATGTTGCAGAACAGCCGTCCCTTCGATCTCGAGCCGTCAGAAGAACCCGATCTCCCTCCCGAGATCAAGCTGTCGATCATCGACTTCGTTCGCACAGAGGCAGAAGCCTATGTGCAAGCGGGTGCACAACTGCACCCCGAAGCCTTCCGCACCCGCATGGGTGAAGTGCATGACCAGATTCTTTTGGCCATGAAGGAAGAAGCGAAGGCGACCGCAGAGCGCATGGCCGACGTGATCGACGACCAGCTCACGCAAGGCGGCTACGACCGCCAGCTCACGGACTTCATCGACGACTTCGTGACGTACCCCACGGCCATCCTGAAAGGCCCGAACGTCCGCAAGAAGAAGCGTCTGGTCTGGGGGCCGAACTTCCAACCCGTGGTGCTGAACGACTTCGCCCGCGAGGTGGAGCGCGTCAGCCCATACGACATCTACCCTTCGCCCAACGCCTCGTCTGTTGACCAAGGCTACCTGATCCAACGTCACCGTCTGACGGTGAAGGATCTCGAGAACATGAAGGGTGTCCCCGGCTACTCGGACGGTGACATCGACCAAGCCATCCTGACCTACGGTCAGCGCGGCTACAAGTATTTCGAGTACGGCGACCAGACCCGCGACAACCTCGAGGGCAAGTACTGGTCACGTCTGTACAACGACAACATCATCGAAGCCCTCGAGTTCTGGGGGCCGGTGATGGGTCAGATGCTCCTCGACTGGGGCATGAAAGACGTTGAGCCGACCAAGATCTACGAAGTCAACGCATGGCAGATCGGTAGCTTCACGATCAAGGTCGTGTTGAACCCCGATCCTCTGGGTGAGCGCCCCTACGAGATCGCCTCGTGGCGCACGATCCCCGGCGCGTTCTGGGGCACAGCACTGCCCGAGATCATGCGCGACGTGCAGGTCATGTGTAACGGCGCGGCTCGCTCGCTGGCGAACAACATGGGCATCGCCTCTGGCCCACAGGTCGAGGTGTCTGTTGACCGTCTCGCCGATGGCGAGGATGTGACTCAGCTCTATCCGTGGCGTATCTGGCAGACCACCTCCGACAAGACCGGCGGTGGCCAAAAGGCCGTCAACTTCTATATGCCCGACATGAAGGCGGGCGAGTTGATCGGCGTCTACAACCAGTTCGCCAAGCAAGCCGACGAAGTGACTGGCATCCCGAACTACATCTACGGTTCGGGGTCTGGTGCATCGGGGGCCGGTCGTACAGCGTCCGGTCTGTCGATGCTCATGGACAACGCCGCCAAGGGCATCAAGTCCGCCATCGTGAACATCGACAAGGTGGTCTCGAAGATCGTTCACCGGTACTACATCCACAACATGATGTACAACCCTGACCCCTACATCAAGGGCGACTTCAAGGTTGTATCGAAGGGTGCGATGGGGCTACTGGCGCGCGAGCAGATTCAGATCCGCCGCAACGAGTTCCTCGCCGCGACTGCCAATCCAGTCGATATGCAGATCGTCGGAGCCGACGGTCGCGCCTACCTGTTGCGCGAGCTGGCCAAGGGTCTGCAAATGGACACCGACAAGCTGGTGCCCACGGTGCAAGCCATGCGGTTCAAGCAAGAGCAAATCCAACAGGCGATGCAGACGTTGCAGGCTCAACAGCCTCAACAGATCGCCGCGCCTACGCCGACCGATCCCGCTGGCAACCCAATGGGTGGAGCCGACGCAAACACAGTCCAGCCTCGAGCAATGTAAGGAGTCTCAAATGATGAACGCGAAACCCAAGAAGGGGATGATCCCCGGCGGTTATGCCGACGGCGGCAAGGCCATGCCCTTCAAAGGCAAACAAGACAAAGCCGAGGAAATGGCCGAGGCCAAAGCCGTCAAGAGCGGCAAGGTCTCGCCCAAGGAATATATGCGCCGCGAGATGGCCGAAGAAAAGCAGAAGGGCAAGACCCCTGCACCCGGCAAGCTCATGGAAACCGGCAAGAAGCTGGCGAGCGGCAAGATGACTCCCAAGCAGTACGCCGAGAAGCCTCGCATGGCCAACGGCGGCATGGTCGGTTCAATGAAGAAGAAGGGTTGCTGATATGGGTGACATCGCATCTTGGCAACGCGCCAACAACAAGAAGACCTCGCCGCTCGAGCAAGCTCCTGCACAGCACAACGCAAAGATCTACGGCACGCCTCCCGGCGCGTCGATGAACCCGAAGATCGCCAAGCCTACCCATCCCGCCAACGTGTGCGGTCATGGCGGTATGTCGATGAAGAAGACGCCCGTGATGCTGGCCGACGGCGGTGACGCCGAAGAAGCGGCAATGAGACAAGCTGGCATGGAAGCGTCGAAGGGCGAGTCTGTTGGCCTCATCGAGCGCCTCCGCATGGGCAGTATCGACGAGGTTGGCTCCGAAGCCTACAACCGCTTTGGTGCTGGCCGTGGCCGCGCAGAAGCCGCGAAGGCCGCAAGCGCCGCGAAAGCTCGCGACGATGCTGACTTCGACGAAGTGGAGCGTTCGTTCGCGAACACCACCTCTGTCACCGGCAAGGAAGAAGCCAAGGCTCCAATGACTGCGGCCGACTTCCAGCGCACCGACAAAGACACCGGCCCCGGCAAGCCCTCTGCGCCAGCTCGCGTTGCACCTCGCGTCGAGACAAAGACCGCGCCAGCTTCGAAGCCTGCGCCAGCTCGCGTGAACGGCAAGACCTTCTCCGAAGACGTTGCTGAGCGCAAGAAGAATCTGTCTGTTGAGCGTGCATCCAGCTACGACGAGAACTACGGCAACGAAGGTCGCCGCTCCGTCATGGCCCCTCGCACCGGTGGCAAACGAATCATTGACACTTCGAACATCGACAGCAAGACGCTGTTGCCCAAGCGTTAATGCTTCGCAAGCCCGACACCCAAGTTTTGAACGCCCTTGCATCACTCAAGGGCGATCATCGTTTCGAGACCATTCGTGCATGGCTCGAGAACTCACTACAAGACCTGTACAAGGACTCGTGCAACACAAGAGACGAAGTGCTCTCGCGTTGGCAACAGGGTGCCGCTCAGGCTGTTGAAGAGTTGCTCGACAAATCAGCCAACGCAGAAGAAGTCATCCGCAAATCGCGGTAACTGCCCGTCAGGGTGGTTAGCGGCACTCCGCCGCAAAAGGGGCCAGCCCTTCAACTGGAAACCGTAGAACACCGAACGAATCGCTCGAATCCCCGCGAGGCTCGACCGCGACCGTCTCGGCTCACGGAGTATCAATGTCTAACGTACCACGCGCAGTTTTGGAAGCCGAAGCAAAGGCCGACGCACTGCTTGAAGAACTCAGCAAAGCGCAACAGCAACAACAGAGCCAACAGAACGAGGGCACGCCTCCTCCCAACGAGGAAACGCCGCCCCAGTCTCAGGAAAACCCTCCACCACAGAACGACTCCCAGACGCCTCCCGCTGGCCAGCAGGACGACACATGGGAACACCGCTTCAAGGTATTGCAGGGCAAGTACAACTCTGAGGTTCCACGTTTCGCTCACGAGAACAAAGAACTGAAAGGCCGACTCGATGCCCTTCAAGCCGAGCTTGAAGTCATCAAGAACGCCAAACCTGTCGAACCTCTGGTCAAGCCAGAAGAGATCGAGCAGTACGGAGAAGGATTGATTGACGTTGCACGTCGGATCGCCCGCGAGGAGATCTCTGGCAAGCAAGCGGAAATCGACGCCCTCAAAGCACAGCTCTCGTCTGTTCAAACGGTAACAACCAACAACATCGAACGCGACTTCTTCAAGTCTCTGTCCGAGATGGTGCCCGAGTGGCAACAGCTCAACGAGGACGCAGGCTTCTTGAAGTGGCTGGAAGAGGTTGATGAGCTGACAGGTTCGAAGAAGTTCGATCTGTTGTCGAGAGCAGAACAGTCCCGCGACGCTGTTCGTGTGGCGAAGTTCTTCCAAACGTACAAGAAGACATCTTCATCGTGGGCGGCGAATAGCGCCCAACGCCTTGAACAGCAACTCGTGCCTGACACGAACAAAACGCCCGAGGCTCCACCGTCCAAGAAGATCTGGACGCGAGCTGAGATCACAGCGTTTTACGACCGTCTGCGCCGAGGAGCTGTTTCAGACAAGGACGCAATCGCCATTGAGGCCGACATCACAGCGGCTCAACTCGAGGGTCGAATTCGATGACCCGATTCGTTGAAGAAAGACCGGCTTAGAGCCGGTTTTTTTTCGTCCAACACAGACCCGCTTCGGCGGGTTTTTTCATTTCAAAGGTAAATCCAAATGGCATATCCAGCAAGCAACGGTTACACCCAGTACAGCGGTAACTTCATCCCCGAAATTTGGAGCGGCAAGCTCCAAGCCAAGTTCTACAAGACCACGGTCTTCTCCGAAATTTCCAACAACGATTGGGAAGGCGAGATCAAGGGTCAAGGCGACAAGGTGAAGATCCGCACGATCCCCACCATCACCATCAGCAACTACACCAAGGGCATGAACCTGACCAATCAGGTTCCCGACAGCGCCCCCGTGGAACTGAACATCGACCAAGGCAAGTATTTCAGCTTGGTGCTGGACGATGTTGATGCTGTTCAGACCGACCTCAAGCTCATGGACATCTTCACGAACGATGCCACTGAGCAGATGAAGATCGCCATCGACGGCGACATCCTGAACGGCACCAAAGCCGCCGCTGTTGCCGCCAACAAGGGCAACACCGCTGGCGTGATCTCCGGCAACTTGGTGCTCGGTACCGACGCCGCTCCCCGTAGCGTCACCAGCTCCACCATCCTCGACCTGTTCTTGGATGCTGGCCAAGCCCTCGACGAACAGAATGTTCCCGAGACTGGCCGTTGGTTGGTGATCCCTTCGTGGATGGCCGCGATGGTGAAACGCTCTGACCTGAAACAGGCTTACCTGACTGGTGACAGCGTGTCTCCTCTGCGTAACGGCAAGCTCGGCATGATCGACCGCTTCATGGTCTACGTGTCGAACAACCTGCCCAAGACCAACGACGGCGACAGCTACTTGATGGCTGGTACCAAGGACGCGATCACCTTCGCTTCCCAAATGACCAACGTCGAGACCATCCGTTCGACTGCCACCTTCGGCAACATCGTTCGCGGTCTGAACGTGTACGGCTACGGTGTCATCAAGCCTGAGGCTTTGGTGAACATGGTTGCCGTCAAGGGCTAATCACCCAAGAGAGTCGCCCTCGCAAGGGGGCGATGTTTAACCCACCCGGAGAAATCTGGGTGGGTCTTTCTTTTTCTGGAGACCGCCTATGCGAATGATGCGAAACACACGATCAGGAAAGCTCGCCGTCTATGACGCCGCGATCATCGCCGAGAGCGAGGGTCGATGGGTCGATGCCGAAGCCGCTGACGCGCAACCAGCACAGGTAGAGACGAAGCCGAAAGGCAAGGGCAAGAAAGCGCCCGGATTCGCGGAGACCGTTGGAGTCACCGACGAAGTAAAGATTGAAGTGTTCAAGGAAGAGAAGCATGAAGGCCAGTGACGTTAAGCGTCAGGGCGGCAAGCTCATCTACCGGGGACAAGAGTTCGACGGCTTCAATAAGCCGAAGGACGCACCGAAGGGTGCCACCCAAAAGAAGGTGGTTCTGGCGAAGAAGGGCGACGACGTAAAGCTCGTGCGCTTCGGCCTCCGTGGAATGGAGGACTTCACTCAGCACAAGGACGCTGACCGCCGCAAGAACTATCTCAGCCGGTCTGCGGGTATCCGCGACAAGAACGGCAACCTCACAAAAGACGACAAGTTCAGCGCCAACTACTGGGCGCGGAAAGTTCTTTGGTAACAGACATGGCCACCTTCCAACAGATCATCGACGACGCTCGCGTCCTTCTCAACGACCAGACCGTCGAAGGACAGGTGAATCGTTATACGGAGGCCCAGTTGCTCACCTACGCACAACAGGCGTTGTACGAGGCGCGACGCATCCGTCCCGATCTGTTCCTGTCGAACCTGACCAACGACTTTCCGACCTACACCGGTGGCTCCACCGTCCCGATCCCTCAGCAGTACACCGTGCCCCTCGTGGATTACGTCGCCGCTCGAGCTGAGATGCGTGACGACGAGTTCGCGGTTGATGGCCGTGCCGCTGGTCTGTATCAGAAATTCAAAGCAGGGATGCAGGGCGCATGAAGACCTACCAAGACTTTTTCCCTCTGGTGTATCCAGACGTACCCGGCGTCACGCCTGACATGGCTACGCAAGCCATTCAAAACACGATCATCGAGTTCTGCGAAAAGAGCCTGATCCATCAGGTGACGCTCGATCCGCTGACGCTGGTGCCGGACGTGGACACCTACGACCTCGAGCCGGACGGCGATGTGCGCGTCACGAAGATCATGCGGGTGTGGTTCCGTGGCACCGAGCTGACAGCTCTCGCGCCGGACGACATCGCAACCCCTGATCCGTACAACACGATCATCGGCGACTACCGTCCCGAGAAGGCGGAGCCTAAGGGCTACACGCAAAGAGACGAGTACGACACGATCACATTCACGCCAATACCGAATCAGCGGTACCAGAACGCTATTACAATGCGCGTGGCGCTCGTGCCTCTGCGATCAGCAACTCAGATCGCGGACTTCTTGCTCGAGACGTGGGGAGAAATCATCTCCTTCGGGGCCAAAGCCAGATTGCAAGTCAATCCCGGCAAGCCCTACACCAACGTTGAAGCCGCACAGATCAATCAAGCCCGATTCTTTTCCGGCTTGAACGACGCACGCCAACGCGCTGTGCGAGGCAATGTGCGTTCAACGTTATCAGTGCAGATGAGGAAGGTATGACAGAAAAAATCAAACTCGTCCAAGGCGACACCCGTCCTGCACTGGTCTGCACCCTGACCGACGACACGACCAACGCGGCGATCAACATCACCGGTTGCACTGTGGTGCTCAAGTTCCGCGCCCTCGGCGCAACGACCCTGCAAGCCACCGTGATCGGTGTAGTGACCAACGGCCCCTTGGGGCAGGTGGTGTTCTACCCCGCCTCTGACCCCGCAATGCTCGAGGGCACACCCGGCGATTACGAAGGCGAAGTGGAGATCACGTTCGCTGACGGTCAGCGACAGACTGTTTACGACACCTTGAAGTTCAAGGTGCGAGAGGACTTCTGATGTCAGTACGGATCACCGCAAACGAAACAGCCGCGAACATTACCCGAGTCAAACCTCGGATGTCTGTTGCGGTTGTTCGACCCAATGCGGCGATCACTGCATCGGTACCATCGGCAAGCATTGAGTACATCGAACTGTCGCTGGCCGCATACCTCGACACGACTGGCCGGTTCAAGTTCATCCCCGAGATCGTCATCATCCTTGACGCGCTGACGATCAGCACGAACAAGGCGCTGGCCGATTCAGTTGCACTGACAGACGCGGCGAGCAAGACCAAATCTAAGCTCCTCGCCGACGCGATCACGCTCAGTGAGACGTTCTTCAAGACGCTGATCTTCATTCGCTCGTTCGCGGACACTTTCACGCTGGACGACGCCGCAATCAAGTCTGCGTCGAAGTCGTTGGCCGATCAGGTGTTGACCGCCGACGCGATGCAACGATCACTGACGAAGGCGCTCGCCGACGGCTTCACGCTGAATGACGTTGCGGCTCGTGTGGTATCGAAAGCATTCGTCGATTCGTTCTCGCTCAATGACACAGCAACCGTCCAGCACGGCAAGGCACTGAGTGACTCAGTGAGCCTTGCGGATGCGTTGTTTCATTCATTCGACAAGGTTCTGAACGACATCGTTGCACCAACAGATGTGCTTTCTGTTGAGTTCACGAAGCTGTTGGCTGACGGCGTAAACATCGACGACAGCGCGTCCATCGGCGACGGCATCGAATACTTCTTCTCGAAGTTTCTCAACAACACGACGTTCGTCTCTGATGCCGCAGTCATCGAGCACGGCAAAGGCGTCAACGACTCAGTTGGCGCATCGGATGCAGGAAGTCTCTCGATGCAGGACTACTGCGACATCACCTACTTTGCCGAGGATTACGTCGGCACTGGACGCAACTTTTAAGGAGTAATCATGGATAAACAAGAAACCGTCACCCTGATCGGCAATGTGCTGGTCGAGCTGTTCGACAAGAATGGCCAGCTCAAAGACAAACGCGAGGTGAAGAACCTCGTTGTGACTGTCGGCAAGCAGTTCATCGCCTCGCGCATGGTTGGCACTGCCTCCAACGTGATGAGCCACATGGCCATTGGCTCGGGCACTACCGCCCCCGCCGCTGGCGACACTACCCTGCAAACAGAGTTGGGCCGCGTTGCTCTGTCGTCCCTGACTGTTGCCGCCGCTGTGGTCACTCAGTCAGCCACGTTCCCCGCCGGTACAGGCACGGGTGCCGTGACCGAAGCCGGTGTGTTCAACGCATCGTCTGCCGGAACCATGCAGTGCCGCACCGTGTTCCCCGTCGTGAACAAGGGCGTCGATGATGCGATGGCCATCACTTGGACTGTCACCGTAAGCTGATTTGAAGGATTGAAGTAATGGTTGCAATCGTCACCCGCGCTGGCAAAGGGTCTCCGCTGACCAATGCGGAGGTCGATGCCAACTTCGTAAACCTCAACAACGGCAAGCTCGAGACCGCAAGCAATCTGTCCGATCTGGCTGATGCGTCTGCGGCTCGCACGAACCTCGGCCTCGGCTCTCTGGCCACCCAGAACTCGATCACCTCGTTGCAGGTGACGAACGCGCTCGGCTTCACTCCGGCGAACAAGGCTGGTGACACCTTCTCTGGTGATGTGGGGATTGTCGGCGGGCGTCTGCTCATCGGGAACACGTCCCTCGCAAACGGAAAGGTCATAATCGGTGGAAGCCTGACGGGTCAAACATTGATGTCCGCTCTGCGCGCAGAGATGACCATCATGTCGGATGTGACGGCTGGTGCTCGCGGCTACCAAACGCTTCTCGGTACCGAGGCGGCCACTTGGACTCTGCCCGACATCATTCACTACCGAGCGGTGCAGGCCACGTTCGGAGCTGGATCGACCGTCAACTCCCAGAACGCATTCGTTGCCGACTCTTCGCTCTCCGGCGCGGGAACAAACATCGGCTTCCGTGGGGTCATCGGTTCTGGGGCTTCGAACTGGAACATCTACATGGATGGCGGAGCCAACAACTATGTTGCTGGCGCTTTCCTCGTAGGCACGACTTCCGCCGGTGCATCAAACATTCGCAGTGCTCGCAATGTGGGCGGGGGCGTCTCTGCATCAAACTACTTGTCGGACGGCTCTGTTCAGTCCGATGTGACCTCCGCCGCAGTGTCATACCGCTCGGCGTTAAACACCGCCGCCGCGTCTTTCACGCTGGGTAGACTGACCCATTTCCAAGCCGCTCAGGGCACCATCGGTGCGGGATCTACTGTCACTACACAGGAAGGATTCCGCGCCGACTCGTCAATGGTTGGGGCCGGAACGAACATCGGGTTCCGTGGTGCGATTGCTTCTGGCACCGACCGCTGGAACCTGTACATGGACGGTACCGCACAGAACTACTTGGGCGGCGCAACGATCCTGAATGCGGCCC